ACTTGAGTGTGATAAGAGCGGTAATGGTTATGCCGTAATTCGTTTCCTTCCTGCCCCGAATGGTGAGGATCTTCCATTCGTTAAACTGTATTCTCATGCCTTCCAAGGCCCTGGTGGTTGGTACATTGAGAATTCTCTGACTACTCTTGGTCAGAAAGATCCCGTGTCCGAGTACAACACGATGTTGTGGAATAACGGCACTGATAGTGGTAAAGATCAAGCACGTAAGCAGAAGCGTAAACTGACCTATGTTGCTAACATCTATGTGGTGAAGGATCCTGCTAATCCCGAGAACGAGGGTAAAGTCTTCCTGTATAAGTTCGGTAAGAAGATCTTTGATAAGATTACTGCCGCAATGCAACCTGAGTTTGAAGACGAAGAAGCAATTGATCCCTTTGACTTCTGGCAGGGTGCTAACTTCAAACTGAAGGCAAAGAACGTTGCCGGTTATCGCAACTATGACTCTTCAGAGTTCGCACGTCAAGATGCTCTGTTGGACGATGATGATGCAATGGAAGCAATTTGGAAGAAGCAGTATTCTCTTCAAGAGTTTGTTGCTCCTGACCAGTTCAAGGACTATGATGCTCTGAAGAAGCGTCTGGACTATGTGCTCGGTATCAAGGGCACGACTAAGTTCCAAGACCAAGAGAGCATTGAGGAAGAAGAAGAGTTCCGTCAGCAAAATCGTGGTGGAGAACCTATGCCACAATCGATGAAGGACGAACTCAATTCTCTGAGTGGTAATAGTGGTGGTTTCAATGATCCTGATATCACCGGATCCTCTAATGAAGATGATGATACTCTCTCTTATTTTGCAGCACTCGCAGCAGACTGAGTTTAGTTAGGGATTGTGACTTTGGTATTCTCGGTGCGAATGAGACTTTCATTTACAAACTCTGAGGATAATCCATAAGTCATAATATCTCTCATATCATTTAAAAATTGTTGTAAATATCCTCGTTTTAGTAAATAAATCGAGGATTTTTCATTATTCTTACGAGTTTCATATTCCCAGTTAGTCACACCTTGTCTAACATTACCACCTGATAATGAAACTTTAGATCCACCATCACTATAATTTAAGGTAAAATCTTCGTTGACATCTTTACCAGCAGGAAGAATTAATCTACCTTTTGAATCTTTAACTTCTATTGTTTCATAATGATGAATGTTTGATAAGTTCTCAACACCATACTTATTTTCCACATAATAATATAAGTGATAGTTTGAGAGGGGCCATTCATCTCTGACATTGATAATACCGGCAGTCATTAGGACAACCCAATCAAGTTCTGCACTTCCATAAAATTCTTCTGCAACAACATCAGGTCTTGCACCTTCTACGATTTCATACTTATTGAAGAGTGTGAAGACATTCTGTAAGTCATCACGCAACTTATTTCTTCTGAATAAATTTTTGACTGTTAGATAATCTTTAGATGAAATCGCATCAGACAAAAATGACTGATATTCTACATCCGGTAGTTCTCTGAAGTATCCCATTTTTAGTATCCTACTGTGGTATCTGCTTCATCATAATCAACATCATAAATTGGTTGAATTTCTTTGAATTGTAATGTCATTATCATTGATATTGGTTCACCTTCTTCATAAGTAGCATAAGTACCTTCTCCAGTATAATTCACTGACATATTTTCTAAAAAACACTGCTTAAATTTATTTAAGTATGGATGTTCTCCAGATCCTTTTCTATAAGACAATTCAAAAACACTTGGTGTACCCAAATAAGTAACACTAGTAGCAGAAGCAGCACCACTTGTTGTTGTCTTTGGTGCCATATATTGTTTAAACACTCTTATAATAGTTTTAACTTCTTCTGCTTCATCTTTTGTTCTAGGAGTAAATTTAAAGGAAAATCCAAATCCACGCAATGTTGGACCATTAAATAAAAGTTCCATATTTGGATTAAATATTATCCCATCTTCTCTTGCAAGTATTTGATCTATAGATACATTTCCACCAAAAACTCCAATTGCCTGTGATGCAAAATATTTTGATAATAAAGATTGTAGTCCTGCAACTCCTCCCGCAGAAGCAGCAGCCTCTTTTACACCCTTTTTTACTGCATTTCCAGCTCTTCCCATCGCCTCATTAAAATTATCAGTAAGAGAGTCTCCTGCTTTCATAAAATTTTGAATATTTTTAAGTGCAGATGCAGTAATCGTATTCATATTTGAGTCTGAATATGATACTGTATTGCCATCTTGAACATTTGATGGCATAGGTAAAATTACATCTTGCAGTATACTTTTACCACTTTTTTTATTTTGCCTTCTTGTTGGATCACTTACAAGTCCTCTTCCTATTGGTTCATATTCAAGCACTTTTATATGTAAATAATCAGTCGATTCATTCAATACTGCAAGAGGATATCTTAATATTTGTTTGTTTTTAGCATTTGGCTTTTTTGTATTTTTTGGTTTAAATCTTCCTCTTACAGTCTTGTATTGTATTGATTCGGCAGGTCTTTCAAATTCTTCATCTGTTAAATAATTTCCTGTTTCTGGATTTATTGCTCTTCCATATGTTGCTTCATAGGTAATTCCATTAACAGTATAAGAATTACGAAGTCTTTCCTGAGACATTTATACTTCTCTCTTTTTAGTTATTTAGAACGAACTTTAGTAAAATTGAGTTCTATGACATCAGACATCTCTTCTGGATAGATTTCATAAAGTCCTCCGATAATCTGGTCATAGGTATATTGTCTTCTATCTCTCCAGTGAAAGTTGATGCCACGAAAACCCCAAGAGAAGACTTCAGTCACACCCACAAGAGGATGTTGGTCATATGCTCTTCCTGTTGTTTTAGCATCATAAAAGAAGGTATAATATTTTCCGACAGATGCACTCCTTCCACCTTCATTTAGAACACTGATAAGTTCTGTCATAATATCATCAGCATCTTCTGTTCCAATCAAACCACGAACAACACCACGCACACGATTTTCTTGATCGTCTGTTGGATTTTTTCTTTGTTTGAGTGTCTTTCTTGGCATTACTTAATACCGAGTTCGTTTTCTGTAAGAACTTTAAACTCATAACCACGATCTAAACACCATTCTTTGGCAGCATTCCATTTTGCCTGATTTTTGGCATACTCAACAACTTCATAGATATAACCCTTTGTCTTTCTCTTTTGGACTTTGGGTTCAATACACTGCTTATATGGTTTAATCTCAATAATCATTTTTTTAATCTTACCACCCTTTTCTTTTACTTTAATATAAAAGTCTGGAAAATATCTATGATAACGATTGTCGATAGGAGATCTGTAGGGAACGATTATTTCTTCACTCCCCCACTCTAAAATGTTTTCATTATTATCACAATAAACCATAAATTTTCGCTCCCAGAGAGAACGATAGATTATGTTTGTTGAATCACCTTTGTATTTTTTTGGATATGAAGGTTGGTATTTTCCCTTATATGACATCTAAATACTTAATAATGTAATACTCGTATAAGGTATTTAGAGTGCCAACACGTAAAAAGATATCACAATTCAAACCACTTATTACAGATCTTGCTCAAACATCACATTACCAAGTTATCTTTGGTGGACTGAATGGTCCTTTAATGTCTTATCTAGATCAAAGAGGAGTTGATACAAAATTTATAACTGAAAGTGCTGGATTGTTATGTTCTTCTGCATCGATTCCAGGAAGTTCACTGGCAACCGCAGATATTAATGGTAACTTTATGGGTGTGCAGGAAAAAATGGCACATACCAGAATCTTCACTCAAATGCAGTTAGAGTTTTATGTAGATTCTGATTATAGAATGATTAAGTTTCTAGAACACTGGATGGAATTTATTGCCAATGGTTCCACATCTTCTCTTGGTGCTCAATCCCCAAACTATTACTATAGGATGCGGTATCCTAGTCAATACAAATCAAATTCAACCAAAGTCATAAAGTTTGACAAAGATCATAGAAGAGAATTGCAATATAATTTTATTGGATTATTTCCAATTAATATGTCATCAGTGCCAATACAATATGGATCTTCTGATATATTGAAGGTTAGTATATCATTTAATTACGAGCGATATATTCCTGGAAAAATCTCAAGTAAAGATCAAAAGGGTGGATCTGATAATAATCGAGGTCAAAGTAATAAAACTCCTTTACCACAGAATGAAAATGGTAGATTCTTGGGATCACCACAGGCAAAAACTTTCCTAGGAGAACCTTTGAATTCTCAACAAACATTGGATGAATTGTATGAAGCTGGACGTTCTGGTAAAATAAAGAGTGCATCTCAATTCACTGGACCACTTCAATAGTTGTAATAAATAATCACAACTGAACTTTTTGGGTTATTATGCCTTTACCAAAGATTGCAACGCCAACTTATGAGTTGGAACTTCCTTCTACAAAAAAGAAAATAAGATATAGACCTTTTCTAGTTAAAGAAGAAAAAGTCCTTATTATTGCGATGGAATCCGAAGATCAGAAGCA